GATCTCCGCTTGGATCTCTGCGTTGGTCAGCGAGTTTGGAGCTACGTCGGCAAGGTATCTGTTTTGATCCTTAGCAATCAAGCTTTTGACAGCTTCAGCTCGTGGAGTCATCTCCTCCTTAAGCTTTTTCATCTTGGCAAGCGCCGCTAACTTGGCAACAGATCCACCAGTAGCTAAACCTGCTTCTTCTTCAGGCTCAAGCATCTGCGATGCCGCACCAGCGCCAGCAGTTGGGATGCCTACCTGTTGGTACAGGGGTAGACCCTTCGTCTTGATGGACTCACGCATCTCTAGTGTGATGGGGAAGTTGTGGAGCTTGATTTGATTGTACGTATCTAGCTTCTGAAGTTCTTCAGCCATAAGCCGCTCAGAGTCCGCTCTTGCCATTCTGCCGACTAGAGTTTCTTCGCCAGTCTCTGCATTACGCCTCATCAGCTCTACCATGCCATCAAATGGTTCATTGAGGTCTTGAACGGTAGTGAACGGGTGATCACCCCTCATTCCACCGCCCCAAGATGTGCTTTTAGGGTCTCTCGTAGATACAGGAATACTGTTCATCTCGACCTTAGCGCCGTATTTATCGCCGTAGGTGTTTAAGTAGTCGGTCAGCATCTTGTCGTAGAAGCCTTCCATGCCCTCCTTACGGGGCAGAGACGTGCCTTCTGCTTCCGTCTGCATACGATCCCACACGCGGTCTGTCAGCTTGTCTATTTGCTCTTTGCTGTTGTCACGACGCATAACTATGCTAACAATTCGGTGCAGGTCTTCTTTTGTCTTGACTGGATCGCCACCCCTCTCAAGCAAAACACCGCGTTCACGGGCTATCTCTTCGATGTTTTGACCGCCGTATTCCCCACCAGATTGCTCTTTGGCTCCAACAGTCCATCCGTCATCGCCCTTTTTCCAGTCGATGCGTTCACTGCCGTAGCGCCTGAATTGCTCCGCCCCGGGCGAGATCGCGATGCTGTCGTATCCATTCTCAGCGGCGTAGTTCAGCAGACGCTTCATAGCTAGCTCGTGCCAATTCTTTTTAAACGGGGCGTCAGGTACGCCGTAATTGATTACGTTCTGCAAGTCGTCCCTTTGCTCTTGCAACTTCATGAGCTTGGGGGTAATGTCTATTGCCTCGTTCATCAAACTTGTAAATTCAGCACCGTGAGTAGGCATGTCTTCAGCTTGCTTTAAAAGTTGTGTACGCCTCTCACCTAAATCCTTAAATTCTTTTTCTAACGCATTGCTTTGCTCCATGTAGTCATCGGGTTTGTATCCCTTCTTGCGACCAGTTTGATGCCAGTCAGATTGGATCTCTTCGACGTGCAGAATCTTTTTAGGCGGAGTCTTTTGCTCACCCTGTGCCATTGTTACGTTGTTGCGTATGTTCTCAGGCAAAGTCTCAACATAAGCCTGCAACTCTTCAGGCGTGTCAAACATTTGTGACTTCCTGCCAGACGTGTTGTTGACAACATAAAAGCCCTTCTGTGGCGGCTGGGGTACAAGCCTGTCTTGCACACGCATATGCGCTAAGACATTAGGGTCTTGCAAAAAATGAGTTGACCAATAATTGTTGTCGCCTTTTGATGTATCTTTTTTAGGTAACTTTAATAATATCTCGCGGTAGTTCTCACCACCAACGGTTCTGTATTCACTGTACTTTTCAAGATCTTCATCAATCTCTTCGTTCCATTTCCGTATTACACGACTTGGAACTTCATCCCATGAGTCGTACCCAGAAGTTTCGATCTTGTCACGTAACAAGTCATCGCGCTCGGTATCACTGATTTCGGTAAGGTGTCGCTCACTAACTTGAGGTGGAGGGTTATCAGCTAAGACTTGCTGAGCCTCTTGCTTGGTCATCTTGCCTTTGTCCTTGAACGCCTGCTCAAGCTTACGATCAGCAATCTCCGCAGGCTTGACGCCCTTGGTCTTCACGACTTCGGTCAAGAACTCAGCACCCGTACCCTTGTTGCGCTTGAGGTTAGCAAGCGTTTCATCCACAGCGGAGTAAAAGGGTTTCTTCTTTGCGGTGTGTATGCCAATGTCAGCCAGTCCACGAAGTAAGCTCATAGTGGTCTCTCTTCAAGAATTAAGTCGTCACCAGTTATTTCACCGCCTTCGGCTTTGTGGACAGCTCCACCCTTCTTCTTGCCAGTGTACTTCTTGATCATCTCTTGGTACTGCTTGATCTCATCAATCAGTTGCTGGTCAATGACTTGGCGAGGGCCGATGTACTTAAACGAGCCAAACTCTTGCGGAGCTTGCTTGGGGTTCTCACGCACGGACTTGACGGAGTCAGGGAAGGACAGCTCGTAAGGGATGTTGTACTTGGTGGAGCCCATGAACTCCCCCGGTATGTCGTGCGAATAAGTCGGATGCTCAGAATAACCAAGATCCTCAATATCTGGACGCAGACGACCAATAGACTTGCCTGTCACACCAATCTCCAAGTCACGCAGGTCAGGCTCAGTCACAGCGTGGCGTATATCGACACCGCTTGGCAGGTTGTACTTCTGAGTCACCGTTGGCATCTGCATCAAAGCGTTGAAGTGCTTGCGCAGTTCTGGGTCAACGGAGAAGTGTAGGTAGGCTTCGGATGGGTTTTCGATCCCCGGGAACGAGGGGCGAGGGCCAGACTTCTTACTGCCTTGGCGAACCAATTTGTTAAAGTCCTCAATCTGTCCCCTGCTCATCTTAGATGGGTTGATGGCGGCAAGGTTAGCGTCAGCGTAGTGCTGGGCGTAATTGATGGAGTCAGGCCCCATCATCACGTAGTTTCCAAGCACAGGAAGGTCATACTGTTTAGACGCCTCACGAGCGATGTTCTGCACACGATTAGCCGCACCCAAGCCAGAAGCCCAGAATGCGTCGCCTTCATGCTCTAAGCCGTACAGAGGGCCTCCGTGCTGAGGGGATGGACTCTCCAATGGAACACCGTTTACAGAGTAGATCGTTTTGCCTGAGATTGTTGGGTCACCAGCAATGCCAACCATCACGTTGTCTTTGAGTTCCTCAATGTCCACAGTCCTTGGCAACCCACGTTCAGCACCTGTTGGACGAATGTCGTGCACCATCTCCTTCTCTCTGGCAAACTGCTTTTGAGTCTTTTCAGAAACTGACTGTGATCCAGTTCTGCCACGGACAAACTCGCCAAGCATCTGTGGAGCCATACGTCTGGCAATGGCATCAATCTCAGCCTTGCTTTTTGGGGCGGCTCTCATTAGCTTAGCAATAGCTCCACCGCCAGCCATCTTCTGGTTGTTCAGCTCCATCATCATGGTGTCTGGGTTGTTGGAGATGCTTACCTTGCCTCCACGCTTCATGCCTGCTGGTGGTGGAACGTCAGGCGGTATATCTAGCCTACCCCTGCCGTCTTTAAATGCCTCAACCCAGTTGCGTAAAGCTTCGTCTTCTGGAATACCCGCGTCAATGTGGCGTTGTCTGGCTACTTCCCATGGGGTATCTTGAACGCCCATACGACCGTACTTCTTAGCCGCTTCGGTAAGCTCTGGCTCAGTAAAGTACCTGCCATCAACATTGATTAGCCCTGTGTTCTGCAAGTCACGAACATCAGACCAACCACCGCTTTTTACAAAGTCTTGCGTGTATGCGTCGTATTTACTAATCGGACGAGCGTTGCCTTTGCCTTTGATCTGCCTCACGTAGCCGGGTCTTTCGCCAAGCAACATGTCTGCCGCTTTTTGGAAACTGTCCATTAGGTTAGGAGTTTTTGCTCCTGTCAATATCCGATTCTCAGCATAAGCATTTGGGTTTTCAAAATGCAATTTCTTGCCTAAATTGTAAATTTCTAATTGTTTTTCTTCGGGTATTTCTAAGTAATTGTTGTTGTGATCGCCATATCTCAACCCATAAGGGAAGTTGTTACCATCTCCAGTAATTCCAATTGGATGCTTGCCTTTGCCAACTTCAATGGTTGTATGCGGCTCGCCTTTTGAATCTACTAATGAATAAACCTTGGCTTCTCCGCTCTTAATGGCTTCCCATCCACCTAGACCGTAGCCAGAGCTACCGCTGTCACCAGAACCTTCCGTCCAGTCAGGATGACCCTTGGGTGGCTCGTAACCACGGACTGAGTGACCCATAGCATCTGACTCTGCGGCAAAGTCGCCGGGGCGGTTCAGCTCTACCCACTTCAAACCTTCTGGGTATTCTTTGTACACAGGCAATTCAGCACGAGACGTTTGGCGAGCCGCCTCCATCTTCTTCGCCAACTCTTGGTCATACTCAGCGGTGCGGCGTACTGCCTGCTCCATGCTGACCTTATTCAGTTGCTCAGGACGGATGCGACCAGCAGTTAGGTCTTCACGTAGCACGTCAACAATATGGTTAAAACCCAAGGCTTGAGGCATCCCACGCATTGTTTCGTAGACCGTGTCATAGGGGTTTAGTTTTTCAAGCCAAGGGTTTTGCTGTCTTGCTTTTTCCCCAAATTCTGTAGCTCTACTTGGAGCAATCATTTCGTCAGCCATCTGCTCCCACATTTTGGCAGTTGGATTTGTTGCGGTCTCTTCTTCTGGAAATCCAAAACGCTTGCGTGTTTTAGCCAACTCTTCAGGCGTCCAAGTCATCTCAACATTTTGCAAGTCTTGAGGTAAATGGCTGACATCTTGTTCTGCCAGCTTGCGGACTGGGTCATCTGGTGTACCCATGTCTTTCTTGACGTAGTTGGTCAGATTGCTTTGAACCCACTTGTTTATCGCGGCATTTTTTACTCTGTTTTGGGTGCTTACTGCGTCCTGCAAGTCTTCTTCAAGCATACTTGCTACTCGTCCTGAGCCACCCTTGTAGCCCGGTGCACTGGCGGATTCTTTAAGGTCTGCAATGCGCTTAATAATTGCAGAATCAAACTCAGGGCCGTATGGAATTTCTTTGTTAGCAATTATGCCTTTAGTAATCAAAGGATCAAGCGCCTGCTCAACGCTACCAGCCAACCAGTTACCACCCTTGGGCTTGACCACGTTGGACTGCGTGTTAGCACCCATTCCCAAAGCCATCTCACGAGGTAGACCGCCTTGTTCTAAAGCGCCCCTGACAACAGGCTCCATGCGACGCTCAAGCGCCATGCCAGCGTTCACCGCACCCTTGCCTGCCGCCCTAGCGGCTTGGGCTGTGGCGGGGCCTGTCAAGTACTGCAAAGCCATCGCCTCGGGCAAGATGGGTGGGATCTTGTAGTCTGTCTCGAGTTTCTCAAGGAAGTCGCCAATGTCACCAGCGTACTCATACGCCGTAGGTTGTGTAGGCTGATACATGCGCTCTTGCATGAACTTGTCAGCCGCCTCGTCTCCTTTAACTATGCGTGTAGGCATTGAGTTGATGGCTTGGGTCAGGGCTGAACCCATAAACCTGCCAGTCTGTAATGCGCCAGCTACCTTCTCAAGTGGGGATCTGTCAGCCTGTTGCTGGCGCTTTAAGTCAGCTTGACGCTGAGCCATGCGTCTACCCATTTCAAGGTTAGCTTGGGTGGGCTGGCTCAGGTCGACGTCGCCATACTGCGGGAGATCCATCGCTCTGGGATCTTCAACGAAGGCTGGTGGCTGAGCCGACCTGAAGTTCTTGGCTATGTTTTGCCCAACTCGTGGGTAGAACGCTGGTGTGTTTTCGTCAGCCATGGCTTATCCCGCTGAGTTGCTGTTATCCCAATGATACCTTGGGTATTTGCATTCGTCCATCATGCGGCGTACGGATTCTCAAGCTTCTTAGCCATACCGCTGTCAAGGTAGTCGTCCATGTCGTAGTCGTCCCGCGGTGCTCCGTCGATGTCTAACCAGCCTGAGTCACGCAGGAACCGTAACCCTTGGGTGCAGGCGTCCACGAAGTCGTCGTGCGTCGAGTCAGGGAAGGAGCAGATCTGGGAGACGAAGCCCTCAGCCCAGTCCTTGACGTAACCCTTCCTGACACTGCTCTCAGGGATCCAGACACGCCCAGCGGCAATGATGTTGGAGACAATGTTCAGGCGTTGGAGCTTGTCAGCCCGACCGGGGTTATACGCCCGAACAGGCATATGCGCACGTTGCAGGTCTTGGATCAAGCTTATACCTGCTGACTTGTCCTCCACGAGAATCAGGTCAACGCGCTTCTTGTCCTTCCCCTCACCGTACACCACGTCGTACTCCTCGATCACCTTGGGACGCAGGTCAGGGTATTGCAGGCGGTCTTGCCAGCAGTCGATCACCATGGCTGACATGGCGCCATCCAGCGGCTTGAACACACCGAACGTAATAGCCGCTGTCGGATCGTTGGCTGTCTTCTCTGACGTTGCGCAGTCGTAGCTCTGCACTATGTACTCGAACTTAGGGAACGGCTTGTTTGGCGCCCACAGCTTGAACATCTCGCGCTTGACGATCCCTGATTCCTCTGGGTCGATCAGCTCCGCGTGGATCTCTTGACGGCCAATCTTGGTTCCTTCATAGCTGAGGATCTGCTTTTGGAAGCTAGGAGCGAGGTTAGCTAGGTTGACGTAGGTAGATGCCGTCGTAAGGGCTACGTCGTCTCCTTCACGCCCTACAAGCTCTACGATCAGGTCTTTGGGACGTGGGGTAGTCGTAACAATGATCTGTGTCCTGCCGTCATCCTTCTTCAAGCGGACGGCGAATTGAATGTTGTACCAAGCTTCGTCAAGGTAGTCCCAAGCCGCCAGCTCGTCTAGCCAAGCACCATGGTACTGACCACCACGGAAGCGATCAGGTTCGCTGGCGCTGATGCCTTTGATTAGGCTACCGTTGATCAACGTAATTTCGTGCAAGGCTTTGTTGTAGTCAGCGATCAAGATGTCTGGGATCACAGCAATGAGTCCAGATTCGCCTTCAAAAGCCGTTCCCCTGACGTCCATCGATGTGGGAGCGGAGACGAGCCAACGGGTGTTGGGGTTTTCCCATGCCCACCACCAAAGTTGCTCCGCGGCAGTTCTAGTTTTACCGGCGCCACGGCCTGCGAGCATGAGCCAAATAGACCAATACGTACCTTGGGGTAGCTTTTGGTGATTGAACGCCCCTGAGAGCCATTTAGCCCTGCTGGCGTATGCCATTGCGTGGTAGGGGCCCAGACTCTTGCGGACGTTAGGATCAGCAAGGATGTCCAGCACGTCCTGTTCGACAACCTCTGTCATGTAGCAACCCGAATAAGCTCGAGTCGCTTGATAGCCACGTCCATGACGTTCTTGACCTCAGCATCAATGATCATGGGATCCACAGACTGCGCAGGTTCACGATACTCGCCGTACTTCTTAGGGTTGAACTTGGCTAGTAGCTTGAGGCGCGTCTCGATCTGGAGCTTGCGGTGACCAAGCATGTCCTCCTCAGTCACGGTCACGCTGTCCTCACCCTCCTCAGCACCAGAAGTGAAGACCTTCTTCTTGCCCATATGCAGGTTGTCAGCAATGTATAAGCACTCCTCAGCAAGAGCGTCGTAGCCGATGTCACGCGCACGGGCGATGGCTGTGGATAGCTCTGCGTCCCTCCACATCCAATCGTATACCGTCCTCCATGCAGGGAACCCATCGTTGTCTCTGCATATCTGTCTCAGTGGTACTCCGTCACTCAGTTGTTCGCAGATACGCCTTGCTATATCTGGTGTGTACTTGGTAGGACGCCCACCCTTGTTTTTCTCTTCTTTTGTTTGCGGCTTACCTGTCACTTCGGCGACATTATCGCTGGGAAGACCTTTTGGTTTCTTTGCCATGTTGCAACTCCTTTAACGCAAAGTTTAACGGATCTTTGTGTTTGTGTGCAATCAGTCCTTCAATCCCTTCATGATCCTTCTATCCATGTCTTTAATGGTTAGCTTGAATTCTCTGTTTTGTGCGTCAAGTTTTGCGACTTTGTTGTTCGCATGTTTAAGCTTTGACTCAAGCTCTTGCACCTGCGTCTGTAGCTCTGTGATAGCTTTGTTTGCCAGCTCAGGGTTCTCGCTGATCCAGTCAGCTTCCCAAATCTGCTCTGTCATTTCTTTAACCCTCGTACGTATGAAGCAAAGCTTTGTGTTGTATCCCCACCGTTGCGCATCTTGTCGAACTCGAGCGCCACCTCTTCCAAGGTGTCGTTCCTGATCTTGTTTGTGATGGGATCGAGCTGGCGTTGGATCATCTGCCTTTTGCGCCAGCCCAGCGCCCTCTCCCAAATGTTTAACTCTGCTTCGCTCATGAGTTTTTCTCCAACAGGGCGGTTTCAATCTTCTTTGCCCACTCGAGCACCATGATCATGTTCCAGTTGGAGCTTTCAGCAGTCACGCCCAAAGCCTTCTGAATCTCTTCGTCCGTCAACCTCTTCCAAGGGCGAACGTATTCCTGAATGTCGTCGTCGTCCATTTTTTCTCCTTAAATCATTCTTATGAGATTGTCCAATCGTATTGGCGCGCTCTTCTCTTGATTGCTGACATTCCCGTTCAGGCGTGGCTTTAAAGTGTGGATGTAAAGCGACTCCAACTTGTCCAACAGCGCAACCTCACACGGTACAAAGGCATACTTGTCAAACTTCTTGTCTGGGTGCTGTGCGATGCGAGAGTAAATGTTCACTGACTGCCCGACGTACACCACCTCTTCACCCTGCACCAAGAAGTAAACCCCACTGGACTTTTCCCATGGAAGAGACAGCCTAGCGATCTGCTCACCGTCCAGCAAGGTTTTGTTGGTTAAGGCGGCAGAGACAACACTCATTTTCTCAAACATGCTTAGCTCAGCCAACCTTGTTTCCAACGCAACGATCTGAATCTTTAACCAATCAGGGTAGACCAGCGCATCTTCCCTTTGCTTCTGAAGTCGCTCCCTGTTTGCTTTGCGCGTAGCAACACCCTTCTTTGCTATTAAGCTTCGCTCCTCTGGCGTCTTGAGTTGCATAAAGTTCATTAGCTCTTTCCATCTGGTCTTGGGCAATCAGTTGGGGGGATAACGACACACCACACGGCTTTGTATTGCCCTCTAGGTGCCACTTCCCATCTATCGATGTACACGTCTGGCATGTTCTTCAACACCTTCCTGACGTTGCTTTTTGGTCGGTTTAGCAAGTCAGACAGATCCTCTAAGGTTATGCCATCAGGTATTCCGCGAAGCGCAACACGCACGCTCTTGATCAAAGACAGCATCACGGAGCCCCTTTATCGGGCTTTGGAGCCGCATTCTGATCGCGTTGAGGGTCAAGGTGCTTGAGGAGCTGTTGAAGGTTTATAGGGGCTATTTTCTCAAGTCGCTCAATTTCGGTCAGGACGCAGTCAACCCCTGCGTTGAAACCTTTGATGTACGGGCTCATGTTGGTCTCGCTCATGCTAACGCCTCCCGCTTTGCTTTGGCTCTTAATCTCAATGTTTCTTTAAGACAGGAAGCCGCCTCTTCGCTTGTCAGAATGCCACGAGTTTCAAGCTGGGATATCCCTGCCTTGAGGTGAGACATCGCGCAATTGGCTGGGTTGTCCCAGATGCGTTGCATGTTGTCTAACAGTTGATCTTCTGACAGGAAGTTCCATACGTAGTTTGCAGGGACTACACGACCCCATGTGACGCTGTCGTACATCAAGCCACCTCTTTTGCGAGTACGAGTTGCAAGTTGGCCAGCAGTTGCTCAGCCTCAGCACGGGTCAAGATGACGTGCATACTGGCACGGCGACCTTGCAGGGAAAGCCAAATGCCTTCGTCGTACTGGTCGACGCCTATACGAGCGCCGTCCTTTGTTTGAATTGATGTTTCGATTTCGTTTGCCATGATGGTTCTTTCAAGTAAGCCCCCGAGGGGGCGGGTTTTAAGCGTCGTCGAGCATGAGTTGGCTACGGGAAATTGCATCGTATTTAGCGATACGCTGACCTTCTTCGTCAATCTCATAAATTTGGTTGCGGATGGCGCTCAAACGGCGGCCAGCGCAGGCGCAAGGCTCATAGCTGAGAGCCACGCCATTGTTGAAAGCGGCATGATATTCTTTTTTCAGGGCGCGGTAAGCGGCTTCTGCTTTGTCCTCAAGGGCGCACAGCTCGTCCATGGTGAGCTTTTGCAAAGGGTGACTGACCTGATTGGCAACGCGCAAGATGCCAGTGTGACCAGTGCCCTTCAAGAACTTGACCATGTCAGCAAGCAAAGCCTGCTTGGAGT